AGAACCTCTCAACTTCGTAACGGGAAGACCCTCTTCTAATCCTTTCTAAGCCTGTCGAAAGACAGTGTGCTCAGACCGCAAGTTCATGACTTGCAGGATGTCGAATGGGTTATCCGTTTCTTAGCTGATTGGTTCTCGTTCTCTACTATGAAGACCTATATCCCATCTGGGATGTAGAATCGTCGCCTTCGAAAGCGACTGTTGCCATAGTTTCTCGTTCCTTGTAGCTACCCGACCTGGGTAACTAGTAATCCAAGGATCGAGGGATGATAGGCCCGTCTTGTCAACGGGGAAAAAGACATGGAGATATTCTCATGACTCTTCCTATCACCGGACCCTTCACGAAGGTCCAATCTCTCATGCAATCGAACCCGGGCTTAGGCTTTAGTTCAAAAACATGGGAGCGTAGTCGTGTTTGGTATCGTCAGAGGAAGCCTCATAATCTTCCTTTGATATATACCTTCCACGACAAGCATGTCTATTTTCGATATTTCAGCAGCCCTAATGCGCGCGACATTACTAGTTGTCCGCCGTATGATGTAAATTATACGACTTCAACTACAAATCGAGCCTACGCAAAAATGGTTGACAATATAGGTGATGCCTCTCAATGGGCCACTAACCTATTCGAATATAGACAGTCCATAAGTCTCATCGAGGAAACTGCAACAAAGCTTTATCGCTTTTCGCGTTCCTTAAAGAGACTTGACTTCCGTGCCGCCGCCAAGATCCTCAAAACTGAGGTTCCTGACGGGTTAGTTCGCAAGGCCAAAAGCTTTGGGAACAATTATCTTAAGTTCCACTTTGCGGTGGAACCGATGATAAAGGATATACACGGAGCTATGGAGACGCTTACCGGTCCAATCCCGGATCGGAAAGATATTATAGGGCGCAATCGGAGAATTTTTCTTCCGGCACCTTATATCTCTCCTAAAACTCCTGACTACTATTCGTGGATTAAAACCTGCGATAATAGAACCAGGATGGAATGTAGAGTTTCGGTTTCGAACCCGCAACTTTACCTTGCCGCACAGCTGGGTTTGATTAACCCCGCTAGTTGGGTCTGGGAAGCTATTCCTTTCAGCTTTGTTGTTGATTGGTTTGGCACTATTGGAGAATATCTCTCTAGTTTCTCTGATTTTGCTGGGCTCCTCATAGAGGATCCTCAGACAACTCAGTACCAGATCTGGACGTTCTTGGAGGAATACTGGCACTGGAACACGACTCCCCCTGCGTATGTAAATACGATTAGGGTTCGTTACCGGTCAGTATACGTACGACGTATTAGGTCCCTTACGGGACCCGTTATTGCCGTTAAACCTCTAAAGCTCCCCTCTGTAACGAGAGCCGCAACTGCGGTTTCTCTTTTAGTGGGGTTTCTGAAATCCTGACCAATTTTTATTAGTCAGATCATCAATCCGGAGTCATTCCATGCCTACAATGGCCAACATCACCGTCAAGAAATCCGATGGTACCACGGACGTCACCTTTTCACAAGTGACTGCAAGCGGCGGGGACAAATCCCCTGCCGTTTGGCGTAATGATGCGTTTGGGGGAAACTTGGGACAACGTCCTGAGCTTCGCGTCAAATCTTCTGCGAACGGTAGTAATACCACTCGCAAAGTCGAAGGCGCTTTCACCTATCCGCAACTTTACACGGATACCACCACGTCTCTGTCGAAAGTGGCGACGCGCATGAACTTTACTTGGAATGCTTCTATCCCTCAGGATATGTCGGATTCCGAGTTGGGTCAGGCTGCAGCGCAAATTGGCAACTTGATTGCCAGCACGCTCATCAAGAGTGTGCACGCTTCCGGCTACGCTCCTACTTGATGTAAGGAGCGCACGACGTGAACCAAACTTTCTTGGACCATCAGGTCATGAAAGCGATCCATCACCTCTGTGAGGATCTCGCCACCCCCGTTTCACTTAAGGTATCAATTTTGATACGTTACGGGGAATGGGATCAACTTGCGAGCTGCAAGGTTGATCCGAGACAATACAATGATGCTGAGAGCTATTGGCGTGATGCCGCTGCTTCAAGCATCCTTCGCAAACTCGTCGAATTGCCAACCAGTTTCGACCGCAAGGCCGAAGCTGAAAAGCTTTTCTTGAAGAACGAAGGTATATGTCTCCGCACAAATCGTCGCCTTTATCCTTACACCAATCCTCTCCTTTATGAGGTTGATGTGGGCGTGCAAGAACATATCGTTCGAGCGCGTAAAATTATCGGCGACATCCTTGGACCGCGTCCTCCATATGATGTGGAGGGCCGGTTTGGTCCTGGTGCGACTTATGGCGATAGAGGTCGGTTAACAACTATACCCGACAAAATGTCGGCTAGTCCCACTCTAACCTCCGGCGCAAAGTACCACATTTTACCGTGGCACCAAACATTATGGGCGAAAGCCTGTAATGAGCTGGGTAGAGATGTCAGCTTCGTCCCCGGCAACCGTTTCACAACGGTGCCAAAAGACTGTGAAAAGGATCGTGGCATTGCCATCGAGCCCTCCCTCAACGTCTTTTATCAATTGGGGTATGGTCGTCTTATTCGTAAGAGACTGAAGCGTGCAGGTCTTGATCTGCAGATCGGACAAGATATTCATAGGCGGGTTGCCCGTGAAGCCTCTATCAGAGGCCATCTTGCTACGATCGACCTTTCGAACGCAAGCGATACCATTAGTAGGAACTTGGTTAGGATCCTACTCCCTCCTAAGTGGTTTGAGGCTCTTGACGATCTTAGATCGACAAGAACTCAATTCAAAGGGGGATGGCACTTACTAGAGAAGTTCTCTAGTATGGGCAATGGTTTCACCTTCGAGCTTGAGACTTTGATTTTTCTTGGTCTCATTCTCGCCGTACCGACTTCAAGCCAAAAGCTTGAAATTGGTGATAATGTATTCGTCTTTGGTGACGATATCATTGTTCCAGGCGAAATCTCGTCGGATGTGATCTCAATGCTTGAGTTCTTTGGTATGACTACTAACAAAAGTAAAACCTTTGTTGATGGTCCTTTCAGAGAAAGTTGTGGTGGAGATTATTTCTTAGGCGTGGACGTTCGTCCCTACTTTTTGAAAGAATCTCCTAATGAGCCGCAACAACTCATCTCTCTTGCAAATGGCATTAGACGCCTTAATCAAGGCGCTACCTACCGTTCGTCGTGTACTCGTCGTTGTTGGTTTGGTATTTTGGATACCATTCCTCGTGACATACGTGATTGTCGTGGTCCTTCAGACCTCGGCGACCTCGTCGTACATGATGAAAGAGAGAGCTGGCGAACTCGCTGGCGCAGTGGAATCAGGTACATCAGGTCCTATCGTCCCGCTAGATATCGTAAGATTTCTTGGCAAAACTTTAGGCCTGAAGTTACCCTTGCAGCAGCCATCTACGGCGTCCCATGGGGAGGCGGAGGAATAATCCCTCGCAACTCCGTGGCAGGCTATAAGATAGGCTGGGTCCCCCG